AGAGATACCACTAGAGATACTACGGATAACGTGTTTATCCATAGTGACACTAGCTTGCTCAAAAGCAGTCAACACTTCTCCTGCATATACTTTAAGAAATAATGCAGAGGAATCACCAGCAGAGTTTTGCTGACCTGTCCTTGTCATAGTAAGGACGGGTGCAGTAGTATTCGTAACTGACATACTGTTCTCCTAGTTTTAATTAATAAAAAGTATCTAACAAAATTAGCTACACTTTTCTTTAACTTTCAACTAGAAGTTATCAACCGCAGCTGGCTTCTGTTTACTTGTTTAAATACTTTATAGCAGTACTACTTATAGTCTCCCTTGAGAGAATATATCTGATCGTTCTAATTTACCTAGTACGTCCTGCCTATAAGCAGTATCATACTCATACCTTGGGTCTTTCATAGCAGCAGTTACTTCAGCATTAGACCTGAAGACATCTCCTGAACCCTCAGGTTCAGCTTGTGTGCCTCCATAAGTCGTGCCTTCACTACCAGCTGTGTTGGTATAATCAGAACGTAAACCTTTAGCTGCCATAATAGCAGTATTAACATCACCACTATTTACAGCTCTATCGTAAGCTTGTATTTGTTCTGGGCTGTAGTTAGACTTAGCCCATTCTACCATGTTGCTATACTCAGCATCTCCACCTACAGATGCTTTAACATTGTTACCTATTTGTTCACCTAAAGCTTTGACTCCAGCAATATATGTATCAGCATACTCTCTACTGATACCAGCATCTTCTAGTTGCTTGTAACTTTGATCTGTTAAAGCACCAGTAGACATATACTCTTGTTGTAAAGCAGCCATATCAAACTTACCTTCTTCTACTTCAGGAGCTTGAGGTATACTTAAGTCTGATTCTACAGCTTCTACTTCAGGTTGTGCAGGTTGACCTAATTTCTTTTCTAGTTCTTGGTAGCTCTGCATAAGTTTGTCATAGTCACCACCAAACTTATCTTGAGGTTCCATTCCTGGTGGAGTAATTTCCTTCTCTTCCACCAAGTCTATCATCTCTTGATTGTGTGCTTCTTCAGCACTTACATCTACTTGTTCACTCTCAACCGTCAGTTGGTTTGCCATATCGTTCTCCATAAGTTTCTTTAATTGTCCCATTGCGTAGCTGTATCCTAGTGTACGTTGATGGGAGAGAACCTTGTGTCCTAACTTCAGGTTTCTGCTCTAACACTTTACTAACTACTTCAGCATCTTTTAGCTCTGCCTTACTTGTAATAGACCTAGCTATCTTATCTTTTTCTTTGACTTTTTCTTTCTTATTTGTATCTTTAGTTCTGCTCACTTTGTTGTGCTCCTTGTCGAATCATTTCACCACCCTGTGTAACAGCATTGGGTGTAGCAGCTTTCATCATCTCTGCTTGTTGTTGTGCTTGTTGGGCTTGTTGTCTCTCTTGTTGTACTTGTTCCTCACTCTTGATGAGTCCCTTCATGTCTATACCAAAGCCTACTCCTAGACGTTTAAGAACGTCACTAGCATTAGTATATCCTAGTACAGCTTCTGGCCCTAAAATCTGTGTGGCAGTCTGAAGAAAAGTAGCCAGCTTGTTGGCATCATTACCTCTACCTAGTGCTTCAAACCCCGTTATGATCACAGGTTCTACTGTACCCTCAGGTAACTTAGGTAATTTCTTTTCTCTTTCCAAGACTGCTATAATTCGTTTGACTAGTGGTAACTGAAGTTCATGTGAAAGAAGACTATAGATACCACCTAGACTAGTCTCTAGTTCATTAGCTAGAAACCGGATCTCTTCAGCGGTTACTCTCTCAGCATCCCTTTGTACACTTTGGTTTAACAAGAAGGCAGCAGCTAGTCTGCGCTCTACACCTTCCATTGTTTCTCTTGCTACTCTGAAGTCACTAAACTTTTCTACTTGTACTACTGTGACATCATCTTTGTTACCCTGTCTAACAGCTAGGTTAGGTGCGTTACTGATAGTACGCATCTTGGTAGTACCATTGGGTTTAACTAAGAACAATACCTTAGCAGCAGCAGCTGTACCCTCAATGATAGCTTTACTTAATCCTTCTACTGTTTTAAGATCACCTAAATATTCCTCTACAAACCCACGTCCATAGTCCTCACCATCAATAGCATTGTATCGTAAAGCTAACCAAGGGTTTTTATCTACAGGATACTCAGAGTCTGTACCAGGAATTCTTTTATCGTTTACTTCTTGTCTTACTTTTATCTTGTCACCTACACGTCTAACTGAAGTGTAGAGACTTAATTCTTTTTCATTACCATCAGCAGAAGTACCAGTTTCTTTAGGTGGAGCTGAGTTAAACAAGTCTTTATACAGCTCTCTACTCATTTGTTCTTTGACTACTATCTCTAGTACAACCCCTTGAGGATCGCGTCTAACTACATACTGATCTAAATGAAATACTCTTATAGCATTGTTCTTATCAGCATGAAGTAAAGCATTACCTGTGATGAGAAGATGACGTATACACTCATTGAGTGGTACACGCATAGCCTTACCTTCTATCTCATCCATGACTGCTCTCTCCATAGAGTTCAGTCCTTCTTCTACCGGAGCACGTTGTTGTTGTAACTCTTCTAGCGTGAAGTCATCTATTTGAAACTTAAAGAATGGAGAATTCGGTGGGAACAAAGTCAATAATAATTTTGCTGTTAAATTATTTATGCCCCTTGCTCCTACCCCTTGATATGGAGTAGGTAATGTCTGATTGTATGTAGCATTTCTAGGAAGAATAAAAGGTAAAGTTAACTCAGCTGCATCCCAAGCTTCCTCCAAGAATGTCTGTCTAAATACAGCAAGGTCACTGTATTTTTTACTTAGTGCAGTCTCTTGTGTCATGCTAGTTGTAGTCCTGTGGATGCAAAAGCAGACGTGTCAATACTAAGATCACCCACGTCTTCTTGAGATAGTTTACGTTGTCTACTTCTTTGGATAGCCTCAGCTAAAGAAGCTGCTGCCTGTCTACCACCACTACCTGTGGTTTCTATTTGTTGACTATTATATTGTTGAGCATACTGAGAAACAGGAGTGTAACCTGAGTAGTCTGGAGTTTTAGGAGCCATCATGCCCATAGCCATTGACCCACCTAAACTCATAGCTCCAAATCCTAATGCCCCTGCTTGAGTGACACTACTTCCAACGGCATTGATAAAAGATGTAGAGGTACTAGCACCTAAAGTACTACCAATACCAGAAGCAGTAGAGCCAGCACCTAAGCCACCCATACCACCAGTGACTCCACCCATTGCACCGCCTATTAATGCTCCTTGTAATACATCACCACCAGTAGCAGCTGCACCAATAGCTCCAGTTGCTGCACCAATACCAATACCAATGGAAATTGGATCACACATAGTCTAACCTATATTCAATCCAGTTGGCCCACCTGCACCAGGAGTCCTGAACCTCGATTTACCTGTAGCTCTCCTTGATGTCCTAGTCTTAGCTTTAGTAGTTGCTTTTTCTGTAGGACTCTTAGCACTTAAATTTGCTATAGGAGCTGGAGGGCTGGGAGGTGGAGGAGGAGGAGGGGGTGGGGGAGGGGTTGGGGGTGCTCCTCCCATACACATAAGGACTGACAATAGGTGTAACACTATGTTCTCCTAACTTGTATTAATATTAATTTGTTCTGTATTTCTAAACTGTGCTTCTCTTAATTCTTCCTGTTTATCTTTTAACCAATGTAAAATTTTAAGTTGACCTTTAAGTTCACAAGTTTCATCCCAAGTATCACAAGAGTAAACCAAATGAGACCCAAATCTATCTTCTAAAATTCTAATTAGACCATTGGTAATAACTATATCATTCTCAAAATCCATGTAAGGCTCTCCTAAAGACTTGATATTTATGACATGGCTATGTCATCATTATTTAGTAGGACACACACCAGTAACACACTCATCATTTTCTATCTCATGTGAACTATCAGTAGAACTAAAATCTACTTCAGTTAACTGTGAGACGTACTCATTGTATGCTTCTTCTGTTACAACTTCTTGCGGTAGGTACGAATAGACGGTATTAGTAATGGGAAGAAAGCTAACACCAACGTAGCTAGACCAATTATCCTTAAGCCAATTTCTAATAGCAGGGATTTCATCCTCTTTATAATAAACTGAAATCGAGCAGTTCTGTTCAACGTAAGAATCCATGAGTAACTTGTAGCGTTCCAACTGTTCAATAGCCGTCTCGTCATTAACATATTTATCTCCCTCTTTAGAAAACCTAATGTTCTCCCAAGCTACAGGAAAAGTAACAATAACATTATGTTCATCAATAGGATTAGTAACCACATGATACCCTGCTTCTCTCAGCTTAGGTAACATAGGATCATTAACAGAAAAGTTAACATTGTTAAAGATATACTTACCGATAGGTTTATGGCATCCTTCAGTAGTATCCATAATCTTACTCAATGTACCACTAGGTTTAATAGTAGTGACATTCTTAGGACGTTGAGTACCTAGCTCGTCTGCCATTGAGTAAGCCCCGTGTATTGCTATGTTTTTAAATCTCTTATAATCGTATTCATTAAGGTCATCTCTGGTGGTGATTCCCGTAAGACCAACTCCACAGAGTCTGAGATATTCGTTGTTCTCATGCCATGTTCTTTGTAGGATTCCATCATCAAGGTTGACAAGCGTTTGCCTATAGTTCGCCCTAGCTGTAACATAGATTGCTCTATCGAGTCCTCCGTTGTCATCTCTGAACTTTCCAATATCCACTTCGGTAAGATTACAGAAAGCTTTATTTCCAAGGAGGATTTCTGCACATGGGTTGACTCCTGAAAACCAAGGTGCTCTTCTTCTTGCTTCTTTTCCATTGATAATTCCTGGTTCTGAACCTCCGCTTTCTTTAATAATCTCAAAGACCTGTCCCAGTTGTGCATCAGTAGGCTCCTTCCAAAAGACTACGCTGTTATTAGATTGAGAACGGTGGGGAGAAGATGTTAGATCATCTTTAGCTCTTGCGAACTGTTCCCACTCTGGAGTATCATGGTAAACCAAAGCTATCTCAGCTGACCTACGAGAAGATAGCACCGTTCCTAACCAGTTCATTACATCAAGTATATCCATCTTACTTAGTAGCTGTCCAGACTTCTTGTTTAGAATCCCAACGATTGAGGAAAATGCCTTTGCAAGGGGAGCATCTCCTGAGCTGATCCATCCATAACCAGACAATCTGAGGCCAGCAGGTCTGAGTTGTGTGAGATCGAGTACGAACTTTGTAGTTTTCCCTTTGTAAGCGAGAAGCTTACCGATACTTTTTGCCCATGCTTCAGCGGAGTCTCCAACAACAAGAGTCCAAGTCCCGGTATCGGCATCGAAAGATTCTTTGTTTCCTTCATGTCCTCCTTTCTTGGTTCTCTTAGAGCGGATAACTTGAACTTCTGAGATTGGGGATGTAAATCCTGACAGCGTACCGACAACTGGCGTAAAGCCAACTCCGCATCCCTGCAACAAGAGCCACAAGCTATCAACGACATCATGTATAGTCTCCACTTTAAGATGAGCACAATTAAACTGACTAGCTTCTCTTTTCTTAGAGAGATCAGTTCCTCCTAACCATAATGTCCTACCAGATACCATAACCTTACGTTCTAACATCAACTGACGTAATTCTTTAAGCTCTGTAAATCCATCATGTCCTTCTATAGAAAAGAAAGAACTATACTCATTCTTAAATCCAGCAGCTCTAGCCCACAACCATTTTTGGTGATCTATAACTCTATCTACAGTCTGCTCCCACGTCTCATAGCCTGTCTCCGTAGGTCTATTGTAGGTACGTCTTGTTATTACTTGTGCTCTAACTGATGGTTGAGTCAATTAATTAATCCCTCCAGTATCGGAGGCTCATAGTTCAAGCCCTTCTGGACTTTACCATTAGCATCCTTGATTAGTGGTAGCTTACTCATGTTAGACTTATGGACTAATTCAAATGCTTTATCAAAGTCCATACCAAATGATACTGCCATACCTTTAATCACATACACAACGTCACACATTTCTTTAAGTAA